CCCGCCATCGCCTCTGTGGCTAACTCGGGGTCCCTTCTTGGATCGCCGCTGTCCTTTTGCAACAGGGGCATCTTTCGCTGTATTGGTCTTCTTCTTGGCCATGCTCATGTATGGGATCCCTGTGAGCTCAGGGACTGTACATCATGGACTCCTCATGGAGGTGGCGCCGTGCAGTCTCTTGGCGTTTTGTTTAGCACGGAACTTTTGAGGGTGAACCCACCGTTTTGGGCCGTTTAAAGTCCACAACCCCATGCGGCTAAGGCACCGCCTGCCTCTGGATCATTCGTGGGATCCAGTCCACAGTGTCGCTCACAAGGAGCAATCAGGATTATGGTCACAGTACTCCCATCGAGGAACATCGATAGGAAACTGTTGCTCCCAGTCGCCAAGGACACTGGGGTTCCAGTTCCTCAGCTCATTCTCCCAGTGGAACTGGGTAGAGATATCGACACCCCACGCCACGGCGAAATCTTGCCGTGCGTGGTCGCAGATGTCTATTGGAGTGACATCCACTAGCTCCTTTAAGCCCAGTTGCGACAACTCCTTACTGACACGTAGTGCCGCATTGTCATCAACCGCTCCAACAAGACTTACAACACGTTTGGTCCCACTTGCCCTGATTAAAGCGAGACAGTACTCTTGGAGCACTGGGACACCCCTATTCAAAACCAGTTCACACAGCCCTATTGTGTTCATAAGCGCAGCTCTCCCTTTCACAGAAGTTAAGAACTTCTGGCTAGTAAGAGCACGTGACATGACCCGATATGGATTTCGCACAAATCTAGGTTCAGGGCATCTTAAGATGTGCCCTTGGCACCACTCCACAGATGCAACATCCTTGGAGATAGCATCGACCTTGATTTCCATACCGTAGTCTAAGAAGGACTGGGTGATATTTGCTTTCACCCATGCCAAGTCCTCCTCTTCAACAATCACGAGACAATCATCGCCGTCATCTAAGAGGTCGTACTTTCGACCCCCTAGGAAGGTGGCAACCATCAGCACCATGAGGACACAGTTACCAAGGGCCGTATTCATGTCACCTGACATACGCTTACCTCGAGTTTTATACCTGATGCCTCGTGAAGAGATACCATGGTTAACAAGCTGGTAACTTAACAGCGTTCTGAACTCGGGATCAGAGTTCATTGCCAGGTAAAATGAATGTTCGATCTTCAACAACTCAATGTCTACATGTTGATCGAATCTGGACGCGTCAATGGATAGGACAACTGGGCGGACAAATCGACTCATCTTAAGGATGAGAAGGTCCGCTCTCTGTCCCTGGTTGAGACCTTTTCCAATGACACGAGTTGGGGGTAGTCCACTCAAGCGTGTTCCCGTGAGATTGTAAAGATAGTGTTCCAGGGGTTTTAGGAATCTACCTACTGCACAATTGTAAACCAGGTCCCGAAATTGTATTGCCCGGGGATCTGGATTGGGTTTGGAGGAAGAGAACTCAATCTTCTCACACTTCACAAACATCTTGACCCCAGCATCTCTACGACCCAAA